AAAAATGGAAAGACTATTCTGAATTTTTATTGTTAAACAAATCGATTAACTTCTTTCTACCACAAGAAAATAAGTATAGTTTCAACGAAGGAACACCAACAAAAATGTATTCAATGAAACACGGGTGGATGTTTAATATTCCACTACAGCATAGATGGGGGTGTGGGTATGTTCATAACGATAGATATTGTACAATAGAAGAGGCGAAGAAAGAAGTAGAGGATTATTTAGGTCAAGAAATCACAATTCAGAAAGTATTTGATTTTAAACCGGGCAGTTTCGAAAGAAGTTGGATTGATAATTCAATATCAATTGGATTATCATATGGTTTTATTGAACCTTTAGAGGCCACATCGTTGATGTCAACGATTATGCAGTTAAAGAGATTAATAGATTTAGATTTTAACGATGAACATAAAGAAAAGTTCAATAAATGGTGTGGAGAAATATATGAACAAAATTTAATGTTTATTCGGTATCATTATTTGTGTGAAAGAGACGACACTCAATTTTGGAAGGATTGTACATCTAAACCAATCCCACACAAACTAAAAAAAATATTAGACAAAAATAACTCAATTACTGTAAAAACTGATGTTGAGTTATTGTCGTTATTTGAATTGGAGGAAACTTCACCGAATGAACTAACTTTTTTTGTAAACAATTATCTAACAATTTTTAGAAAAAACAGAAAGGTACTTAAAAAAGAATTGATATAATATGGAGAAATTATATTTTGATGATTCCACATACATTTGGAAAATTAAATTAAATAAGTTGTCCGATAAAGATACATTGTTGAAAGAAGCTAATTTTGTTATCGAATCACAACCAGATATTAAGACTGATGGATTTGGATATAAAAAAGAATGGAACAACAACATAAATTTCACTGGTGAGATTACCATTGAAACAAAAATGGATGAAATCATTCAAATGGGGATTGACTATTGTAAAGATTTATATAAAGAAAGGAACGTGGTATATAATAAAATTAATACCGACGCTTGGGTTAATGTTGTCCGTTCAACTAACCCGGTTCAAATACAATTCAAACACGAGGAATTAAAAGGAGTTGATAAATTTCACGTACATACGGATATAAACAAAGAAATGAAATCTTTCATACCTCATTACACTTATGTTTATTATGTTCAAATGCCTGATGTTATGAATGGTGAGGATGGAGTACTTTATTTTAGGGGAAAGAATAATAAAGAATATTGGATTAGACCTGAGGAAGATGATTTGATTATTATGGAGGCGGATATGCCACATAGTCCAAATAATGCACCCAATTCAACTGTTGATAGAATTGTAGTTGCTGGTAATGTTGGATTCGATTATATAAAAAAAGAAAAATCTTTAATATAAATGTTTACGAGGTACATTGAAAATTTTTTAACTCCCGATGAGTGTAACTCTTTAATAAAGTTAGGAGAATCAATCGGATTAATTCAAATGAAGTCATCACTTGTTGTGAATGGAAAAGTAATGACTGAGAATGTTGCATATGAAGGTAATAAACGAATGGGTACTTATTTTACCAATGAATTATTGGATTTACCAATACTAAAAGAGTTAACCGATAAAATCATCACATTATCGAATGAATTAAACCCATATAATGGAATCACGTATAATCGAATACACAATTATTCATTTAATAGGTACGGTGAAGGGGATTTTTTGGATTGGCACCCCGATAGTCACGAAATTGTAAATGGTGCCACAATAACCTATATTATTCAATTAAACGACCAATACGAGGATGGTGATGTAAAGTATATTGTAAATGAAATCGAACATTCAGTACCTAAAAAAGAAGGTAGCGTATTCATTTTTGATTCGAACATTGTACATTCAGTAAAAGAAATAACAAGTGGAATTAGATATTCCATAAACGTATGGCCCTCCAAAGTAATTAAAAAATCCCTAATATAATGTTAGTCGAAAATAAGTTTTTTTATTTGAGTTTACCAAGATGTGCATCAACCGCCTTCCATTATTCTTGTTTGGTTAATGATGTTAATGTTCAAACACACAATGGTGAGTGGGAGTTAGCAAATTCAGATATCGATTTTAAATCGGTAGACAAAAAAGATTTGATGAACTATATCTATCACGGACACGAATCTTTAATTGATTTACAGAGTAAGTTTGGTAGAAACTATCCGATTATTGCCGTTAAAAGACAAAGACACGAAAGATTCTATTCACTATATAAACACGTTTTGTTTGATTTACAAAGAATGGGATTTCATAAGATTTATAAAAAGTTCTCTAAACTATCGTTGGATGAGTTATTCTTTTTTACAAAAGAAGATGTAGCAACTAAAAAACAAAGATGGGATAAAATATGTGAGTTCTTAATGGATTTGAAACTGATTGACGAAAAAATAGATATCTCAGTAACATCAAAATTTAAAAAGTCGGAAGAAGAGTATTTCAAATCAAATACCAAAGGGTATGCGGTTAATATGATTGATATCTTATTAACTCCGTTATCTAATTGGACAAATAATGACCAAACAATAGTTTGGTTTGACTTTAATGAGTTGAATAAATTGGAGGAATGGGTATCTAACATTTTAGAAAAACCATTCGAACTTCATTCGGTTAATTCGAGTAAACATATGGAATGTGCGGTAACCTTAGATGATGATTTCATAAAAAAGTACAACAGTATTTATGATTATTACGACCTACCGAAATTAACCAAGACTTTAATATGATAGATTATAAAGAAATTTTTGAGGCTTGGAAAACATCGTTTAACCCAAACCCCGCCCAAGAGGAATTAGCGGAAAAAAGATTAAATGTGTGTTTGGGTTGTGATTATAGAAAAGAAGTTTTAAAGGGTATAAAATGGTCGGCTTATTGTGGTGATTGCGGTTGTCCTCTAAACAAAAAAGTCTTCTCAAAGAATTTTAATCCTTGTACTAAGGGTTATTGGGAAGAAGTGGATTCAGATTATATAACACCTGTTAAAAGTAAGAATAAGAGTACTTTAATTTAATATATACATATATAATAAAAAAATAAACATTATAAATATCCTTTTCTAATAATATTTTTATAGATATATTTATTGTAAGGAAACAAAATTTATGAAAGCAACTATAATTGGTAGTGACTTACTACAAACGGGAGACTCGGTGAAGTTTTTGGAAATAAACACAAACACCACAATCTATAATGAGGGTGCGGATTTGCTTGATTATACCTCATTATTCACGATGTTAGTTAGTAACAACATCACTGAATTCTACTTAATATGGACAGAAGGGGATGCTTATAAACCCTTAACTGAACAGTATAGATTTAAGAAAATATTAGAAGAAAAGTGTCAAGAGAATAATATGTCATTTACTGAATTTATTGTACCGGTTGGTTCAGTAACAGTACCATATATTGAAGATGATACACACAAGTTCATATTAAGACAATCCTTTGATACCACTGCGTTGGTTGATGAGACATATTGTGCAGATAAATTTGAATTTTTCTCATTAATGAGTGGGTCGACATATGTACCAAACACATATTTCACATCCACCTCGTTAAATTTAGATACACTTAGTGATGTGGACTACACAACTGTAACAAATCCAAATGTTTTAGTAAAACCAAGAAACCCAAGTTATAATCCAATGGACTATCCTGCGCTGTATACTGTTACAGGAAATACAGAATTATCAGATATAAAAAATGGTTTAGAAGAAAATCATTTAGTTCAGGAATTCATATTTTCAGAAGATAACTTGGTCCAAGGTAGATACTCAATTATAAGAAGTATCGATATTATCTATGGACCTGAATTGGACGTTATCCATATGGGTGGGTATACACAATCAACGATAATACCTTTAACATTTACAGATGATGAATTTGTTACAGGAACTAACAAGTTAAATCAGAAAAGTAGATACAAATACATTACTAAAGAATTGGGTAACTACGCAAAGAACGATTATCACACAGATGATGATAGTGTTATTTTAAAATACGATGGAACATTGTTGGATGTTGATACAATACAATTAGGGGATTACGTTCGTTCAATAGATTATGTCGATTTAAATGATAACCACGCAGCTAAATTTGAACAAAACAAAATTGACACGTTTGGTTGGGATAGTACTGTTGCTCAAGATAATTTAACTCTAGTACAAACCGGAACCACATTAAATGCTATGGTATCAGCTGAGGTTGATACAATTTACATTAGAATAACATTATCTGACGGTAGAACTTGGACTGACGCACCTTCAGCAACATATTATATTGAAGAATCAGGTTCAACAGCAACAAGATTTGAGAGAGTTAATAAAATGTACGTTGGTGACAAGTTAGTAATCACTGACACTAATACCAATCTATTAACAACTGTAGAGATTACAGGATTGGAAATGGAACACGCACAAAAAACCATTTACAGTTTAGACTTTGAATCTTCAGATTTATTCTTAGTTGATATTGGTGATGGTGATTTCAGTGTGATGCACAACAGTTGTTGGTGTCCTTGGAACTATTGTGGACACTGGTGTAATAGTTGGTACTGTCCTGGTTGTTCAAACGTACCAGTACCGAAATTATAAAATTAAAATATTATGGCACAAAAAGAAAGAATAGAAAGACCTGCACAAACAATTAAAGCAATTGTTGCACCCATTCCAAGTGAATTAAAAACAAAAGTAGCAACAGCATTTCAAGCAGTTGTAACTGCTATTAAGGTTAAACACTTGGGGGAATAAGATAATGTTTTATGAAGTTATTCACATATGGAGATAGTTGGACGGAAGGTGTTGGAGGTAATGTTGAGGAAGAATTAACAACAGAAATTCCTGAGGAAAGAACTAACATAAGACAAAAATATTGTTGGCCAAAACACTTATCAGAACTACTTGAATGTGAAGTTAAAAATAACGGAGTTGGTGCTTTTTCAAACAACTCAATATTCAATACCGTTTGTTATCAATTAAAAAATGAAATCATCACTCAAGATGATTTTGTTGTTATTATGTGGTCCTCATCATTAAGAGACCAACTACCATTTTTTCCAAATGAGAATAGTTTTCATATTTGGGGTGAAAGATATAAGAGTAAACAACATCTCTTCAAATATATTTTCGATGGTGTTAGTGGTGATAATGTAAACTATAATAGGGCGGAAAAAAATTTTAGAGATTACTACATTAGTAATTTATTTAATGACACATACTATGACATAGTTAATCAAAACTACATACTACATTTACAATTTATGTTTAAGGAATTGGGAATTAGATATGTTTTTTGTGACGCATTTGACATTATGATTAATAAAAACATTGATGTTTTAGTTGATAAAACTCATTTGATTGAAGGTAATAGATATTGGGGTTATAGAGATAAAACAATGGCTAATTTATTAATCGATACAAATAGAAAAGATGTTTGGGAGGATAATAATCGATGGGTAGATACCACCGCAGGTAAACATCCAAGTAATAATGGTTATAAATTAATTGCGGAAGAATTATATAAATTCATAAATGATAACAATTTACTAATTAATAATAAAAAGAAAAATTCATATCTACTATGAATTATAATATAAACAATAATTTTTGTGATAAAGAAACTGCTAAAGATATAATTGATTTTTGTCTTGAGTTCGGTGAACCCTTTTCATATAAACCAACCGAAGTATGGGATTGTAGAAGAATGTACGATTCCAATTTTAAAGAAAGAATTATTGATTTATTAACAACCAATTACAAAAACGGAGATTTTAAACTATGGTTTGATTATTCAACATTTAATTTAAAAAATTTCAATATAAGTTTAACATCGTACTATGATGGTAGATACCTTAATCTACATAAAGACAAATCAAGTGAGTTAACGACAGTCATAGTTCTTTCTGACGATTTCGAAGGTGGTCAATTTGCACTAACCCAAGATGAGAATCCACCATACAACTTTGAGAAATTGGAAGGTTTAACATTATGTGATTTGAAATTGGGTGATAGTATTTCATTCAATGGTTCGGAAACATATCACGGAGTTTTACCGGTAACTAAGGGAATAAGATATGCGTTAAATGTGTGGATGACCGAAACTGATTTTGATTATCCGAGAGTTAAAAGTAATAAAACATTGTTATGAGTGTATTAATAATCTCCCTACCAAGAACGGGTTCTACTTCATTGTTACACAAAATAGCAAAAGAGAAGAATTTAAAACCTTTGTTTGAACCGTTTGATGGTACTGGTAGAGTTG